GGGCGTAGAGGTCGGCGCCTGTTGGGCAGCCTCCCTCGGCGATCTGGATGCTGCCGTGCTTGGCGAGGATCGCGTCGAGCGCCTCGTAGACGGTGTGGCGGAAGCCGAGATCGCGGCCGCCGGTGACGACGATGCGCTTGGCGTCGGGTTTGGCCATCAGGGAGACGCAGGGACCGGCGGCACCGAACGACTGTTTCCGGAACCCGCGGGGGCGCGTCATTTTCTGAGCGCGATTGGGGCCGGCGTCGAAGTTCTTGCGTGTGGTCATTTTAGGGCCGCAGCCCCTCGACGCGCTCGACGGTGATCCAGTGAGGCCTGCCGGCGATACTGATTTTCAGCAGCTCGCCGTCCTGACGTGTGGCCTCGACGTGGAACTCGATCAGCACCTTCGCCCCCGGCTGGATTGGCGGGTAGTAGGCGACGGTCTGAACAGGGACGTCAAGCATCGGCAGACCCTTTCTCGCTTGGGACTTGCCTCGGCCGGTGCGGCACCATATCGGGAGGTGCCATTTGGCTGATGCGTGCCCAGGATCCGTGTCAGTCGTCACCGGGGCGGCAAACCCCGTTGGCCATCCGAAAATAGCCGCAAGCCCGTCGCCAGCGCAAGCCGGTGGCGGGTTTCGCGTTTCTGGGGCAATTTCGTCCGATGCCGTTCGACAGTTCCCTCACCGAGCGAGATCCCCGTGTCAGCGATTATGTCGGCCGGCGCTGGACCCGTGCGCGCGCCGCGATCGTCGAACGGGATTGGCCGACCTATCGCGGCACGGACGACATATGCGGCGAAATCAACGCTATGCCGGGCGAACATATATGGAAGGATCAGATTGCTCAGTTCGCCGCGTCGGTGCTGAAGCTCCGGCGTCCGGCCGACTACATGACGTCATTGCGCCGATCCCGGGGAGATGGCGCGGCCGGTTGGGTGACGCAGGCGCGGCGCGCGATCCTGCTGCGGGATTACCCCGCCCGCGTGCCGATGCGAGTGATCCGAGAGCGCCTGATGGCGGCTGATTCGCGACCGCTGCCCTGCAATGCGACCATCGGGACTTACTGCCAGTGCGTTCTCTCTATGCTGCGCGGCCTCCCCTCCTGGCGCTGAGGAAACGACGAGCCACCCGCCCCGGCGTCTGAACCATACGACGAAATCGTAGAGTTGGAGCCTGCCCCGGAGCCTGCCCCGGCGCCAGTTCCGGCGCCGACCGCCAAGCGGCAGCCCTATGTTGGGCTGGCCTTCTCGGTGCCACATCCCGTCGCGACTCGGCCGGACGAGGTTGCGCTGCGGTCACACCTTGGGCGCTTATGACGGTCCGAGTCCGGAAAATGCTTGAATCGCAGCGCTGAGCCGTCCATATCGCGGCTGTCCCTGCGGCTTTTCGTCCCCCGATCAGCCGCGCACAGGTCCAGATCGCGCCGCCCGGTCCGAAAGATCGCTGGCGGCGCGGTCACGTACGGTCCACGGTGCGGGCGAGACGTTTCCTCCCACTTCCAAACTTTCCCGGCCGTCCCATGCCAGAGGCGGCCGTTTTTCTTGCATCGGCGTGGCAATCGGGGTGAATGTGGCGTTCATTGCCACCTCGGGGGACGCCAGTATGCGCAACACCGACCCGCTTCGAAACGCCTATCCGGGCGACTTCTTCCACGTCAGGCCGCGGAAGGACTGGGCGGCGACGGTGATCGCGGTCTGTGCGCTGGTGGTCTGCCTGGTGCTGACGGTTCTGTTCACCTCGGCGCTTTTTGGGTGGCCGATCGGATGAACGGCTCCGAGATCAAGGGCCTGAAGCTGGCGATCCCGAAGAAGCGGCGCGAGGAGCGGTGCGACACCTGCTATTGGGTCCACCATGACGCGATGCGCGGGCTCGCCTGCCACGGTGCACCGCCGACGGCTCACGTCCTGCAGGAGCAGGAGACGCCGCCGGTGATGAACCCGCTCCGGCCCGGCGAAGTCATCCCCGGTCGGATGCGGTTGCGGCCGATCACGGTCTGGCCGCCGGTGGCCCCGGACGACTTCTGCCGCCACTGGGACCTCCGCGCCGGGCCGGCAGTGTCCGCGATTCCCCGACTCGGTGAACCGGACCTTGAACCTGGGGCGCCGCTCGAGGAAGTCCAGGCGGTCCCGAGCAATGGCGGTTGACGGGGTCGCCCTAAACTCAATGAGTCATCCTCGTGGCAAGAGACGCGCGCCGCGGGACATCTCGGCTGCTTCAGTCGAGACGGTCGAACTCGAACGAGACGACGAAACCGGCCATCTACGCATAATCGTCGGTCCCGTGGCCCTCTCCTCGGACGCGGCTGCGCGAGGATGGGGTCGCGTAGAGACAATTGTCGAATGTCGGACCGCTACCGGGACAGCGCCAGGCCGGTTGGCCTGCGACGTTCACCCTGATGGAAGTTCGATCTATGTGATGTCCCCGGATGGCGCCAACTCCCTGATTTTGCGGCTCTCGACGGCCAAAGCGCTACTCGATCTGCTACCGAAGGCGATCATCATGGCAGAGGTTGTTGGCCGTGGCGGTTGACGTCACGAACCACTCGGTCCTGGTGATCGCCCGCGGCCAGTCCCGCGAGGTCGTCGGTCGGCCGGGCCACATGACGCTCGAGATGGCCGAATCGGTCGCGGCATCGGCCGGCGGCAAGCTGGTGGCGCTCCGGTTGAACCGCGGTATGTCCAAGGACGGCGGCGTGCGACTTATATCTGTGCAGCAGGGGACGGGGCGATAATGGCTGACGGTCGGAAGCTCTTGTTCGTCGAGGACGCTGTCTGGACCGAGCCGGCGTGGACCCGACACGGTGAGATCACGGTTGATCTGACCAAGGTCTCCGCTGCCGCCCCCAACCCATTCCCCGGCGGTCGCGCGTCCACAGCCATCCTGCTGACGCCGTACCCGTCATGGATCAGCCTGAATGACGTCACCTACGACGACTTCATGGCAGCGTGGCGCGCGGCGATCGGGGAACGCTGATGGACGAGGGCGCCTGGAAGCGGCTGGTCAAGCGCTATGCGAACGGCCGCACGATCTGCAACTGCGGGCACGCCTACTACATGGGACCGCACGAGGAGACATACACGGATTGGCTGGGTGAGCGACGCACGCGCGCGGGTCATCCGCAGTCGTGTCGCAGCGGCTGCCAGGCGAACCAGTACGCGACCAAGTTGGAGATCGCCACCAATGTCGAGGCCGAATTGCTGAAAGATCAAGCCCATGCTGCGTAGGCGCGGCTTCCTGGCAGGTCTCGGTGCGCTGCTCGCGGCGCCGGCGATCGTGCGCGCCGAGTCGATCATGCGCGTCGCGACGCCGAAGCTGATCACCCCGGACGACGCCGAGTTCACCACCGACAACCTGAAGGTCCGTGCCTACGAGTCGTTTGCGCTCGGCTGGCACGACTGGCGCGGGACTTGGGGATCGGCAGATATTGGCGTGGTCCACGCGCTCGATCCACTCGAGGCCGACGCCCAGACCGCGATCCAAAACATGAAGCGGATGCGCCAGATTGAAGACGAGATGGCTCGGGAGCTTGATCGGGCGCGCGCCGCCGCCATGACGCGACTGGCTGCCTGATGCCGCTGGTCGAATCGGGCGCGAAAGAGGCCGTTGGGGAGAATATCCGTCGCGAGCGCGAGGCTGGAAAGCCCGAGAGACAAGCCATCGCGATTGCGCTAAACGTGCAGCGAGAGGCGCAGCACGCTCACCACGACCCTGAGCACAAGGAAGCACACCATGGCCGAGTCGAGCGCACACGCGCCGGGTAACCTGATCAACTCGGACGACAGCGGCGGGATCCGCCAGCGCGCCCGCATGGGCGAGGGCAAAGGGCCGGTCGGGGCATCAAACTTCGGCGTCGGGCCGCTGCCAGGCCATGCCGTGGCGCACAATCACGGCGGCCACATGCCGCACGACGGCGTCCATCTCGGCGACCATGAGCGCGCCGGTCCGCCAGCGCTGCACATGGGCGACGGGAACATGCACGCGACGGCGCATAGCCACCACGGGCCGCATCACCACAACCACGACCATCACCATCTGCTCGACCATGACGAGGTGCGGCCGCATCACGTCGACGGCCATAAGGGCCACAAGGGCAAGAAGCGCTGAGTTTCCATTTCCGATTATTAGCGGGTTTTGGCCTGAAAAACGGCTGAAATCGGCCAATTCCAGCCAGGAGCGAGCATGAGCGGTTCAAGCGACCAGGACGGCGGCCCGGATGTCGGCGAAGCTGTCGGGTCTGCGCTTGGCGGCGGCCAGTTCGCCTACACGCCGCCATCGCAGCCGAATGCGTACGGCCCGAACCTCCCTCCTGTTGATGCCGAACAGCGCGCGGCCTCCACCGATCCCTCCGGAACCGCAGCCAGACAGCGTGCATGGCGCAAGGAAAGCTACGAGTTCGACAAGTCGAAGCCTTCCCGGCCATAGGAGCGAGCATGAGCGACACCGACCAGACCGCCGCCGTTCCTGGCGACACTGAGACACACCCTGAGAGCGCGGCTACCACGGCCGGGGCCGCTCCGGATGCCAGCGATGGGTCCGGAGCGGCCGCCTCTGGGGATGAACCGACCGACCGCGAAGCCGCCGTCCAGCGACTCGGGGTCGCGACCGACGCCGCGCTGAACGAGATGGGGTACGAACGCGGTGCGCCGACGCCAGCTGCGGTTGATCCCGCCGCGCCGCCCCCGCCCCCGACCCTCGGCGTCCTGATCCACGACATGGGCGACGGCAACGCCGGGATCCACGCGATCGAGCCCGACGGCACAGAGCACGCGATCTCGATGCCGATGGCGCACGGCGCGCTGATCGCGTTCATGGACTGGATCCGCGGTCGGCTGCCCGAGCTCGGCAAGCGGGCGACGGCCTACACGGTCAAGACGCCAGGGGATGACGACGAGCCGCCGGCCGAACCGCCGCTGGCCGCATGACCATCACCACCGGCAACGAGCCGAAGGGACTGAGCGGAGGCACCAGGATGGCAAAGGGCTTCAACCCAGGCGGCGAGAAAGGGAAGCTCCACCGGGCCATCGGCGTGCCAGAGGGGGAGAAAATCCCCGCCAAGAAGCTCGCCGCGGCCGAGCACTCCAAAAACCGTGGCGTGCGCGACATGGCGATCCGAGCCAAGACCATGAAGGGCTGGCACCACGGCGCCCATGCGCACCATCCGCCGGCGCGCCGCTGACCAATCCCATGCCGAGTACGGCTGCCGCCTGCGATCCCCGGCCATATAATCCGCAGCCGCGCGTCAATGACCGCAGCCGGCGCGAACTCGCGATGCTGACGCAGCGGCTCTCCCGTTCCGGCGCGATCCGTTGTCGGTGTCGCTGGCGCGTCAAGGAGCACCACTACCGCGGGAAGCGCTGATGCCTCTGGTCTACTCCTGCGAGGGCATGCCCACGATTGAGCGGTTTTTCTCCTCGGACGCATTTTTCAGGGGCCTGATGGGCCCATTCGGCTCCGGCAAGTCCTCCGCCTGCTGCATCGAACTCGGCCAGCGCGGCGTCGCGCAGCGTCCCCTGGCCGACGGCGTGCGCCGGTCCCGCTGGGCGGTGATCCGCAACACCTTCCGCCAACTCGAAGACACGACCATCCGGACGTTCCTCCAGTGGTTCCCGCCGCACCAGTTCGGCGACTGGGTGCCGTCGAAGCACCAGTACGTCATCCGCGCGCTCCGGGCGGAAGGCGACGACCGCGGCGCCGAGATCGAAGTCATGTTCCGCGCGCTCGACCGGCCAGACCAGCTCGGCAACCTGCTATCGCTCGATCTGACCGGCGCTTGGGTGAACGAAGGCCGGGAAATCCCGTGGACGATCTTCGAAGCGCTCGAGGGCCGCGTCGGGCGCTTCCCGCGCATGGCTGATGGGGGTCCGACCTGGCAGGGCATCTTCACCGACACGAACGCGCCGGACGTCGACTCAGAATGGTATAAATTTTTCGAGGAACGCGACCTGTCCGAGCACGTCGCGGAACTCGCCAAAACGACCCCTGGCTTGACCGTCGACACCTACCGGACGCTGTTCAAGCAGCCGAGCGGTCTGTCGCCCAAGGCCGAGAACCTCAAGAATCTCCCGGTTGGCTATTACCCGCGCCTCGCGATCGGCAAGGACCCCGAATGGGTCAAGGTCTACATCCACGGCGAGTACGGCTTCGTCGTCGAGGGCAAGCCGGTCTGGCCAGGCTACAACGACACCCTCCACTGCCCGGCCGACAAGCGCCTCTGGCCGAAACCGATCAGCGGCCTGCCGATCCTGCGCTCATGGGACTTCGGCCTGACGCCGGCATGTGTGCTCAGCCAGATCACACCCCGCGGCCAGTGGATCGTCTTCGACGAGCTGACATCGAGCAGCATGGGGGCCGACAAATTCTCCGACGAGGTACTCGACCACTGCGCTCGGGAATACAGCCACGAGGACTTTCAGGACGTGGGCGACCCGGCCGGCATGCAGCGGGCGCAGTCGGACGAGAAAACGTGTTTCCAGATACTGCATGCCAAGAGCATCGGGATCGAGCCGGCGCTTCAGACCCTGGCAATTCGCATCGAGTCGGTCGCCAAACCGCTGCGCACCCTGGTTGACGGCGGCTACCCGCAATTCGTGCTGCACCCGCGCTGCAAGGTGCTCCGGCGCGCGCTGATGGGCGGCTACCACTTCCGACGTATGCGGATCAGCGGCGAGCGGTACGCCGAAAACCCCGAGAAGAACCACTACAGCCATGTGGCCGACGCGCTCGGCTACGGGGGGACGCGGATGTTCGGCGCTAGCCTCCGTGCGCCAGTGGATGACGGCGGCTCACGCGGGCGCTACGGTGAGTTCCTCGACGACCGCAGCCGGAGCGCAGTGACCGGCTACTGAGCAGGTGCAGCATGGCCGACGACAGGGACTGGCTGGAGCGCAAAAGCGCCGCGTTGCGAGCGGTACTCGACTCAATGCCCGACGTGCGGCTGACCCAGCATGCTCTGACTTGGGATCCCGACACGAGGCTGCTGCATTGCGACTTCAGGATCGAGGCGCTTGACGGAGCCGCGCCGAATGCAGAAACGCGCTGCCTGGAAGCTGCGTGCCGCCTGCTGGAGACGGCCGCGTCCGGCCAGATGACCTTTATCCGAGCGCCAGCCGAGGCGAAGTCCGATACCGACTTTGAGACGGGAACCAAGTCGGCGCGCGGCTGGGTGCGGTTTGCTACATCGCCGGTCGAAGGACCATGGCAGCAGGCCGAACGCAGCACCGGCGTCATTTACGGCAGCTTCGGTCGATGAACCAACGCCGCGCCAACAACACCTTCCGAGGCGCCCCGCTTCGCTTGGCGACGCGCGAGGATGAGATGTCGGCCTACGACTCGCTGCCGGCCGACCTGCGCCGCGCGCTGGACGAGAACGCGACCAACCTCTCGGCGGTCAACTGCGTCGTGCAGGCCTGGAAGCTGCTGGACATGGGCGCCTCGCCGGCGCGCGCCGCCCAGGCCGTGGCGAACAAGATCAGGCAGATCGAGCCGCACGAGATCGCCGTGTTCGCCGGCGAGTACCGCGCCACATATAAGTGTGACCTGCCGCACGTCGCTGCCCGAGCGACCGTGATGCGCTACGGAGCCGCCGGCCCGAGCCGGCATCCGCCGCGGCGCGCGCCGCGAATCAGGGGCTTGCGGCTGGATGTGCAGGTGGCAGCGTGAGCGCCACGCTCGCCCCTCCGACGGCTCCGCTGCCCGGCCTGCCGCCGAGCCTGCTGCCCAAGGGCAACGGCGCCGCGCCGCCCGAGACCGCCGAGGACACCGAAGCGGCCTCCGAGTCGCAAAAACCGGCCGAATCCGAGCACGCCGCGCTGCTCCGCAAGTGGGCGCGGATGGTCAACATCGCTGACGAGTTTTTCGACCGGGAAGGCGACACAAACGCCGAGCTCGACAAGCTCCAGATGCGCGTCAGCCGGGAGTACGAGGTCGACAAGCAAAGCTGCGCCGACTACCTCGAAAAATACCAAAAATGGCTCGATTTCGCCATGCAGATCACGGAGGAGAAGACCTATCCGTGGCCGAGGGCATCGAACGTCATCTACCCGCTGCTGAGTTCGGCCGCCATCCAGTTCGCCGCGCGCGCCTACCCTTCGATCATCCGCGACAAGGACGTGGTCAAGGGCCAAATCGTCGGGGACGACAAGGGCACGCCGACGCCTGATCCGGCCACCGGCGGTCAGTTGCAGATCAACGGCCAGCCACAGTGGGTCTCGCCGCCAGGGGCAAAGAAGATCAAGGCCGATCTCGTCGGTCGCCACATGAGCTGGCAGCTTCTGACCGAGCAGGAGGAGTGGGAGCCGCAGACCGACCGCATGCTGATCGTGCTGCCGATCGTCGGCACCATGTTCCGGAAGTCGTTTTTCGATCCCAACCTCAAGCGCAACGTCTCCGAGACCGTCGTTGCGACCCGGCTGTGCGTGAATTACCATGCCCGCAGTTTCGAGACCGCCCCGCGGAAGACCGAGATTTTCGAGCTCTACCCCTGGCAGATCGAGGAGCGCATTCGGTCCGGAATCTATCTGGACCGCGACTATGGGGCCGACACCGATGAGCGCTCGGCCGAGGACGAGGACAGCCCAGTCACCTTCCTCGAGCAGCATCGGCGCTACGACCTGGACGACGACGGCTACGCCGAGCCGGTGATCGTCACCATCGCCCGCGACTCGGGAAAATTGGCCCGAATCCGCGCCGGCTGGGAGATGAGCGGCGTTGAGTGGACGCGCGACGACCGAATCCGCCGGATCGAACCGGTCGATTACTACACCAAATTCGGCTTCATCCCGTCGCCGGCGTCATGCGTCTACGACATCGGCTTCGGCCATTTGCTGTTCCCGATCAACGAGGCGATCAACACGTCGCTCAACCAGATGTTCGATGCCGGGCACCTGCAGAACGTGGGCGGCGGCTTCATCGGCTCGGGGCTGTCCATCAACACCGGTGCGGTCCGTTTCCAGGTCGGCGAGTACAAGCCGGTCAACACCATGGGCGGCAACATCCGCGACCAGGTGTTCACCCTGCCGTTCCCCGGGCCCAGCCAGGTGCTGTTCGCCCTGGTGCAGTTCCTGGTCGAAGCCGGCAAAGAGATCGCCGCGGTCAAGGATGTCATGGTCGGCGACATGCCAGGGGACAACACCTCGGGCATCACCACGCTGGCCGTGATCGAGCAGGGGCTGAAGGTCTATTCGGCCATCCACAAACGGATTCTGCGGTCGCTGGGGTACGAGTTCCGCAAGCTGTTCCGGCTGAATCGGCTCTATCTGCCGCTCGAGGGCGGCTGGATGGACGGCGACGAGTGGAAGTCGATCACCCGGGACGACTATGCAAAATCGGCAGGGGTCGCCCCGGTCAGCGACCCGCAGATGGTCACCGACATGCAGCGCCTCGGCCGGGCGCAGTTCCTGATGCAGTTCAAGGACGACCCGCTGTTTGACGGCCGTAAGATCAGGATGGCCATCCTCGATGCCGCGCTGATCCCCGACGCCGAGGGGTTCCTTGCCCAGCAGCCGCCGCAGGACCCGAAAGTCGCCTTGAAGGGCCGCGAACTCGACATCCGCGAAGCGCACGAGCACGCCGAGGCATTCCTGCGGAAGCGCCACGACAGCGTGACCATGATCAAGGACATCGCCCAGGCCGAGCTGTTCCTTGCGCAAGCGAGAAAGCTGGACAATGATGCACAGCTTGGATGGGTCGAGCAGCACCTCGAAAGGCTCAAACTTGAGTACGACGCAGCCGCAGCCAGCAGCGCAGGCAGTGACACCGGAGAGGGCGGTTCCCCCGCTCCTGGCGGAGCTCAGCCCCCAGCAATTCCAGGCATGGCGCCACCACCCGGTAACCCGGCTGCTCTTGCAGGACTATCTGCCAGCATGGCGGGCCAGCCGGGAGCGAGAGGTCCTTAACGCCTGGCTGGGCGGTCATGCGGACCTTGCGGTGCAGCAGGTCGTGCGCGGGCAAATCCTGATGGCCAGAGACCTTGAGCAGATCACCGTCGGCACGCTGCGGTACTTCTGGGGACTGCAGGATGAGCCAGAATGACCCTCGCAGAAGCCCCGACCGTCCAACTCGGCATGGCCATCACGGTCGAGGATGAGACGTTCGCCAAAATGGCGGAAGCCGTGCAGCATCGGTTCGGATGCACGGCGTCCGCTGCTCGGGGCGCAGTGCAGGACGTGCTGGACTGGATCGGGGTCGAACCAGAGTCCGGGCGCCCTGACGACGCCGGCCCGCGCCCGCTATCGGAGGGTCGTCAGTGACCCTCGAGGAAGCCGTCGCCGCCTTCGAGTCGCAGATGACCGTGCACGAGGCGGTCGGGTATCCGGTCAACGACCATGGCGCCAAGGACATGAGGCGGGCGCCGACTGGCGAGCGGTACGTCACGCTGACCAGCGCCGGGACGAAATCCGAGGGCTATCCGGTCCAAATCTGGTGGGCTGATGAGGACCAAGCGGTCGAGTACTGGCTCGACACGGTGACGCTATTCGCGCGCCGGCTTGGCAAGCAGCTCTACTGGCGCGAGAGGCCGGAACTGGTGACGCAGAATTTCGTGGCCGTGAATCAGGCCGAGGCGATGCAGGACCAGCGGCTGCGGGACAGCCTCTCTGTGGAGCTTCACACCGTCTGGTGCCGCCTGCTGGTATCGGCCAAGGGACCGGACGGGAAAATCATCGACGTACTCGAGGACCAAGGCTGATGCAGGAGCGCTTCCTCACCACCAACCGCGGCACCTTCAAGCAGGCAAAGTGGGACGGCGTGAACCGCGCCGGCCTCAAGCCGCTGTGCGACTTCGTGCTGGTGATGGTCGACGAGATTGCCGACGTCACGCCGGGCGGCATCGTCACCACCGAGCAGGCGCAGGAAACCGGCACGCTCGGCTCGACCACGGGCATCATCATCGCCGTCGGCCCCCAGGCGTTCGCCTACGACAAGGACCGGCTGGTGAAGTGGGAAGGCGAGCGGCCCAAGGCGGGCGACCGCATCTGGTTCGAACGCTACGCCGGCCAGGAACACACCGGGCTCGACGGCAAGCTGTACCGGATCATGCAGGACCGCACGATCGCGGGCATGGAAGACAAAGAGGCGATGGCACTCATCGCGGCCGAGGGGGAGGCCGACCAGGTGGTGCGACGGGCGAGGGCTTAACGAGTGTCCGAGACGCAGCAATCCGGTGCCAATGGCGCCGCGCCTCACGCCGCAATCGAAGGTCTGACCGCAGAGGAGGTTGAGGCTTCTGCGCGCGCGCTCGGGTGGAAGCCCCAGGCCGAGTTCCGCGGGCCGCCCGACAAGTGGCGCCCAGCCGACCAGTTCATGGCATCGGCGGCGAACCCGGCGATCCTGGCCAACAATTTCCGCGTGCTGAGCGACCGCTACCGGACGCTTGAAACCACGCATCGCACCACGACGCAGGAGCTCAAGGCCCAGCTTTCCGAGGCGACCGGCATGGTCGGCACGCTCACCGAGCGGTTCCGGACCGTCGAGCAGCGCGCGTACGACCGTGCCCGCCGCGAATTGACCGCCGAGCGCGACAAGGCGATCACCGAGGGCGATGTCGCGCGCGTCCGGCAGCTCGACACCGAGGTGCAGGAGCTCGATGCCGGAAAGCCTCCGGCCAAGGTCGAGACGCCGAAGCCGACGGCCGCCGCGCAGCCCACCACGCAGCAACTCGACCCCGAGATCGCCGCCTGGTCGAGCCGGAACCCGTGGTTCTTCAGCGATGCCGACCTTGCGGCTGCGGCCAACGGTGTCAGCTCGGCGCTCCGGGCAAACCCGGCCACGGCCAGCCTCTCGGTCGCGGACCATCTCGTGCAGGTCGAGAACACGATCAAGCGGACCTTCCCGGACAAGTTCGCCGCCCCAAAAGGGGGGGGGCGCGCGGCTATGGCCGGTGACGAGGAAGACGACGACGCTGCCCCGCCAGCGGTCGAAACCCCGAACAGTGGGGGCGCCGGCCGGCCGCAGGGCCAGCGCAACCGCCGCGACTTCGCCAGCATGCCGCGCGAGTCGAAGCAGCAGTTCGCCCGGTACAAGGAGATGATCGGCCGCAAGGTCGAGGAAGGCGGCCGCGTCAAGCCATTGACCGAGGCCGAATGGGCGCGCGACTATTGGGCACAGT